AACACCTCGACGAGCTTCGCGACGTAGGCGTCTGGCGTCTCTTCGAGGCCGATCTGCCCTTCGTGCCCGTAGTCGCGCAGCCCGTAGTACGGAGGGCTCGTGACGCAGCAGTGGACGCTGGCGTCGGGAAGCGTGCGCATCCGTTCGATGCAGTCGCCTTGGAGGACGGTTGCGTTCACATGGCCTCCGCGGCGCGTTTTGCGACGAGCGAGAGGACGGCGTGGGTGAGTTCGGGCGCCGCGTCGGCCTTTCGGAGCGCGTATCGGACGTTGAAGGTGGAGGTTCCGACCCTGGTGGCGATCTCGGCGGGCGAGAGTCCGGAGAGCGCGGAGAGGGCGACGACGATGTGTCGTCGGACGAGGTCGGCGCGTTTGGACTTGGCGGAGAGGAGGTGTTCGAGCCTTGATGCGGGTATGGAGACGACGTGGAGGACGGCGCCTATGGCGTGCTGCGGTTCGACGAGGATGTCGGGGACGGAGTCGGGGTGCTGGACGCCGGCGTGCGCGATGGTCGCGGCGGTGTCGTCGCGTGCGATGTTGGGGAACGCGCGGAGGAAGGACTTCTCCGCGGTGGCGACGGTGGATTCGGAGGGGATTCGGAGGATGGCCGCGACGTCGGCGCGTGATGGCGTGTCGACGTTGACGGCGGATCGGAGGATGTTGGCTGCGCGTCCGATGAGGAGGTGGCGTTCGGTGTTGTGGACGGCGTCGGCGATGCGCGAGGCGCGGATGCCGGCGACGTGCTCGAGGGATGCGAGCGCGGCGTGGGTGGTGACGAGGATCATGCGGACGGTTCGCCTTTCCCGAACGCGCGTTCGATGTCTGCGAGGAGGATTTCGAGGAGGATCTCGCACCTTCGCTCGTGCCTGTATCGCATGAGCGCGACGAGACGGTCGATGCGCCTGCGTCTCCGCCGCGCGAGCGACTTGTTTGGTGTCCACTTCCTCATTCGTCGCCCCCCTTCACGAGCGTTCCGGTCGAGAAGTCGACGTATTTCCGCGCGACGGGAGCCCGGTCAATGTTCTCAATGGCCTTCAGGCAGACGGCGGCGCACTGGATCAGCTCCTCGCGGACGCGGTCGCGGTGCTCCCGGTCGTTGATTGCGGCGCAGACCTCTCCGAACTCCTCGCCGAGTATGCGGGGTATGTCTCGGACTTCGAGCGCCGGCCCGTGGATGCGGTCCTGCCGGTCCCGCTCGCGCGAGACGGCCTCGTAGATGTCGTTGCGGGTCATCTGATCGTCCTCCCGTCCCTGCCGAACCACACGATCGGCTTCCCCGGCTCGAACATGCAGCCGGTCGCGCCGTCGGGCGGCGTCTCGGGCTCTCCTCCGAGCCTCCTGCACAGCATGGCGTAGACGGCGACGGTGCACCAGAAGCCAGGCGCCTGGTCGGGGTCGTACACGGGCAGGTCGCTTTTGGTCAGTCTGGTCATCTGAGCCTCCAGACCACGACCGCGACGCACGCGGCGAACGATGTGACGACGGCAGCGAAGCAGACGGCAACCCACGTTCGGACGTCGTTTCTCATCGCGAGGCCCTCGGCGATAGGCAACAGATCGTCTCCTCGTCAATCCACTTGTCGGTGGCGGCGAGGCTGGGCGATCCGTCGGTCTTCTGGAGAAGCGCGAACGCGCCTGGCCCGCGATCGCTCTCATCGGTGACGTCGAACGCCGAGAGGAGGCGTCGGACCGGAGCGGTGAGACACCGGTTGATGTATTGGACGGTCGCCACCTGCTCGTCGAGCGTCATTGCGGTCAGCTTTCCGCCGGCGGTCTTCCTGACGACGACGTGTTCGTGCCATGCCATGTTCGGACCGTGGACGATCAGATCCGGCAACCCATCGCCCTTCGGCTTGGACTCAGCGTGGAGGCGGACTATCCAGCCTGCGGTGTGGTTGATTGTCCCGCAAACCATTGTCTCGTCAGCGTCGACGTTTTTCATTAGCCAATCGAAGTACGCCCCGCGCCGCAGCATCGCCTTGTGCTCGGGCGCGAGGCCGATCGCCTCGACGTTGATCCCCACGATCTCGTCCGCCTGCTCGATGATGGTCTTGGTCGATGTCACGGCTTCACCTCCTTCGCCCATGCGTCAGCCCGAGCCTTCCATTCCTCGAGCCTCTCGCGGTTCGCCGGCGGCGCGATCCGTGCCGCGTCCTCGTCGTACTCAACGCGGCGCAACCCTCCGATCCTGATGCAGCTCCCGACGGTCCTTCCACGCAGCGTGATGCGGCGCGGCTTGTAGCTGGATCTCATCGCTTCACTCCCTGCCAGATGGCCTTGAACTTCCCGAGGACGTCCGCCTCGTGGCGGCTTGCGGCGGCGTCGACGCGACGCGCGGACTCGAGGTCCGGTCCGGTGAACCCGTACAGGTTCAGCAGCTCGTCGCGACCGCGCCGAACGGCATCGAAGATCTCGCGGTGCTCGTGCTGGTCGTTGCACGTCTCCGGGAACTTGCGCCAGATGTCCATCAGCCACACGCGGTACGGCAGCCCGGACCACACGTAGATCGAGTCTGCGTCGAGGACGCGGGCCGCGCGGCACTGCTCCTCCATCTCGGACTCGTTGCACATCGTTCTGAGCGTCCCGTCGACCATCGCGGGCCACACGAACGAGTCGGAGACGACGGCGACGATCGGTCGCTTCCCGTCCCAGACGGACGCGAGGCAGTCGCGCGACGCCTCCGCGCGGTCCTCGGAGTCGCCGTCTCCGGTCGCGTAGCAGCACGGGAACGCGATGTCGGCGAGGTCCATGAAGGGCCTGAGCCGCGCGGCGTGGTTGGCGACCTCGCTCGGCGCGATCGGGTAGGGCCAGCCGTACCAGCCGACGATCGCCTTCGGGAGCCGCTCGCGGAGCATGGCCATGGCTCCCATCGCGCGGGCGATCGCCTCGGCGTCGCCGGCGAGGATCTTCGCGTCCATGCGGTCTCCGTCGTCGATCATGACGTGCCTCGACGGCTTCGAGTCGGTCGAGAGCATGTTGACGCATGGGACGTGGAGCCAGCCGGAGCGGCGGCGCAGGTTGGTCATCAGCGGCGTCTTCATCGCACCGCCCTCCCTTCCGCGTCGAGCCACTCGACGGAGTGGCCCTCCCAGATTCGTGCGGTAACGGCACCGGACGGCGCCTCCTTCGGCTCCACGCCGAACGTGGCGCAGAGCGACAGGTAGATCGCGACCGTGCAGGTGTGTCCCGAACGCCCTCGCCTGGCGTCGTAGCTCGGTATGGCATCGCTCATCTCGGTGCCTCCTCCGGCGGCTCGGGCAGCGGCATCCAGTGGGTCGGCCTCGAATACCACTTGCCGCTCACGCCGTTCCAGTCGATGCAGGTGTAGTCGTGCTCGTCCCACTTCCGCGCGATGAACACGCCCATCACCGGGTTGAAGCACAGGATCGCGCGTTGGTCTTCCGGTGCGGTCTCGATCGGTCTCCAGTCGTCGTTGCTCATGGGTGGCCTTCCAGCTGGTCTCAGCGACGCCAGCGTCGCCTCGAATTCGTTGTGGTGGTACTTGCCTGTTAAGTGTCTGAGCGTCATCTCATCACCCACCTTTCCGCCTGCTCGCGCGACCCGAGGATGCGCGGGGCTTGACTGACCGTGATCGTCGTCCCTCCGACCGCGACGACGACTTGCCCCGGATAGGGTCCTTTCCGGAACGCGACGACCGCGTCCCGCCGGTACGCGACGCGCTCGCCCTGCGGGGTTTCGCAGAGGTGGAAGTCAGCAGAGACCTCGATTGGTCCGTCGACCCCTCCTTGATGGCCTTCTCGATCATTGACATTGACTTCGACATTGCGTTGACCGCGTTCCACAGCGCCGACGACGGTGGATACGACTCCAACTCCGATGCCCCCGACATGACCTCCATCGCCACTCGCAGGTAGTTTCTCGATATGACGAGCCTGTCCACCGCCGTCAGTGGGAGCATCTCGCTTTCCGGTACGAACTCCGCTGCCATCGCCAGTCTCCTTTCGCTTGCGTGCCTTCATGCCTTCACCTCGCGCAGCCCGATCGCCTGGTCGCGGAAGTCGATCACCGCGTCCGCGATGTCGTTCCCGTCGTTGAACTTCGCGACACGCATGAACCCGTGCCGCGACACGGCGCACTCGCGCGCGTCGTAGTCGATGTACACGCGGCCACCGACGGCGCAGAGCTGCGCGATCGCGACCGACAGCCTGCCGGTGTGGAACTCGATCATCGGCGTGACCTCATTTCTTTGTCTGCGTTTCTGACACATGCCGCCCAGTATGCGCCGATTCGCTTTGCCGTCTTTGAACCGTCCCGCGCCTTCTCGTACGCGATCCACACGGAGTCGCCATCGGGCCATCCGAAGATGATCCGGTAGAGCGCGTTGCGCGACTCCTGCGAACAGTGTTTGTTGACGGCCTTGAGCCAGGTTGCCTTGCGCGGGGAGTTGGCAATGGCGGCGATCTGGTCTTCCGTCAGTCTCGCCTTGTCATCCGAGAGCGAAGCGTCAGTCTCGTCATGGTCTGCCGCAATCGACTCGGTGAGCGATGACTCAGAAGGTAATACCACAGTGAGTGAAGAGTGAGTGAGTGACCCGGGTCCGACCCCAGGCTCCACCCCGGTCCGACCGGGGTCCGACCGGGGTCCGACCTGGGTCCGACCCACCTTCAGCGCCTTGTTCTTCACCCACTGCGGGCAATGTTCGTCCCATTGGTGGATCTCCAGAGATCCGTCATCACGAATGTCTATAAGTCTCACTGACACAAGGGCTTCTAGAAGGGCGTTTTCATCTCCGTCCCAATGTGTTGCGGTTGCGATTCCAAGCGCGCCATGCTTTCCCACGTTCCCGTCTGGGGCATGGTCGCACGTGAAGTTCCACAACAGCCCGCAGATGCCAAGCGCATGCGGAAACGGGATCTTGAGCCTCCTTGCGAGCGCATGGATCTTCGGGGAGGTGTATGCCGACTTCAGCATTCGTCGGACCCCCTCTTGTTCCTCGCGACTCCGCAGAGATACCTGATGCGGTCGTTCTCCGTGCACAGGTCTTTCGAGGCGACGATGGAAAGCATGGTCGCCAGTTCATCACCGAACTCGTGGTGTAGATTCACCAAGAGATTGAGCGTCGACGGCTTCGAGACCGGGTGTCCAACCTCCGTCTCATAGAGAGTCTCGACGAGCCTCCGGAACTCCTCTCGTTCTTCGATGAGCGCCGAGACGCTCGCCGCATGCCCTTGCATGTCGAAGCGTTCCTCTTTGATCGCCTGCGCTTCGGCCAGCTGGGATGGCGTCGGTGGAGGACCGAGGATTGGGCGATCGCTCTTTCCGAAGTTGCATTCCTCGCACGCGGTGGCCAGGTTCTCCTGATCGTCAGAGCCTCCCGACGCGACCGGGACGATGTGGTCTATGACCAACATCACGTCTTGGGAGCTTTTCCCGCAATACCGACACCTGAACCCATCCCTGTTGAAAACGGCGAATCTGGTCCGTTTGCTGAGTTTGGATCGCGGTCGAGCCAATCGAGGTCCTTTCAATCGGCTGCGGGCTGGGGAGCCAAGGCGGTTGAAAGTCCTCGAAAGGACCGCCATGCGCTCGACCCAGCCGCTTTTCAGGGGGAGTGAATCCCACAGCCTTTCCGTCCGAGCGGATCACAAGCCCGCTTCGGTCACGGCAATTTACCGCCCGCAATTCAGGCGTCAACCCGAAACCAAGAAACTTTCCGCAAAATGGAAAGTCTCTAACATGGCGCGTATGACAACGGCCATGAAAACGCGAAACAGCCGGCGCCTCCACTACGAAGTTCACGAGCACGAGAAGTCTGTCGGCGGAAGCTGGTGGGTTGCCAGCGCCGTCGATGACGAAGGCGAGGGGGAAATTTACTGCGCCGAGTTCACCGGACCGCGAGCCGAAGAACTGGCAGTCGAGTACGCCGAGTGGAAGAACGGTCAGTGCTGAACTTCTTCCGGAAAAGCGGTGTATGATCAAACGACACCGAGTCCAACGGGCTTGGTGAATGACGGCCCGTCAGACTGGGTGCTGCTAAGAACCCGGTTGGTAGATGACGCCGGGCGTCAACAAAGGTTTGGCAGGCGCGTCCTGCCCCCGTCCTGATGAGCTACGTCGTTCCTTCCCCGGCAAGAGATGGGGACGACGATGCTCTTACTGAGCCAAAACTGGCAGGCGGTCAGGCCAGCCAATGAAAAAGGCCGCCCGGATGAGGTTCCGGACGGCCGATGCGCGGAGAAGTACCCTGAATGACCGTCGTGAGTGTACCATCGATCCGACGTGACGCCAGAACAAATCGGGAATTGCTGCCCTCACGAATACATCGCCAACCTCCGCTTCCGGATGGGGATCGTCGCCATCGGGCACGAGTCCGAGAAAAGCGGCGAGGAACTGCGCGAGATGTGCGCACGGTCCTTCACGTTCTTCGCCAACACGTTCCTGTGGACGGTTGACCCGCGATCCGCGAAGGACCGCAAGCGGCCGTCCGCCGTCCCGTTCGTGCTCTACCCGTTCCAGGAGCGGGACGCAGCCACGATCATCGAGTGCATCGAGACCGGTCAGGACGTCGTGGTCTCGAAGTCGCGCGACATGGGCGCGTCGTGGCTCATCCTGATGGTCTTCCTGTGGATGTGGCTCTTCCGCGAGGACCAGAACTTCCTCTGCGCGAGCCGCGTCAAGGACTACGTCGACCTCAACGGCAACCCGAAGGCGCTGTTCCAGAAGCTCGATTTCGCGCTGGAGCGTCTTCCCACGTTCCTCCTGCCGAAGCGCGGAAAGGGCATCGGCCGGACGTTCATGGTCCTCAAGAACGAGGAGAACGGCTCGGTCATCAACGGCGAGTCGACGACCGGCAACCTCGGCCGCGGAGACCGCCGCACGGCCATGATGATCGACGAGTTTGCGGCGTTCGAGGTGCAGGACGGGTACGACGCCCTCGCGTCCACCCGCGACGTCTCCCCGTGCCGGATCTTCAACTCGACGATCAGCCGCCAGCGCGGCGCCTTCGACACGCTCCTCGACGACCTCGACCGCCGGCAGATCCGTATGCACTGGACCGACCACCCGGTCAAGTCGGTCGGGCTCTACCGCGACGCCGCCGGCAAGGTCCGGTCCCCGTGGTACGACGCCGAGTGCAAGCGTTGCGCGACCCAGCAGGAGATCGCCTGCGAGATCGACATGGACCGGGCCGCCGCGTCCAACTCGTTCTTCCCGGCCGAGGAGCTGAACATGGCGGCGCAGCACTGCCGCATCCCGTTCCGCGTCGGCGACGTCCGCCACGACGAGCTGGGCCGGTTCTGCGGGTGGGACGACACCGCGATCGGGCTGGCCGAGATGTGGATCGTCCCGGACGCGACGGGAGAGTTTCCGCGCGACCGCGACTACATCGTCGCCTGCGACGTCTCGTCGGGTACCGGCTCGTCCAACTCGACCATCTCGGTGTTCGACGAGTCGACCGGCGAGCAGTTGCTCGAATGGGCCAGCCCCCACATCCGCCCCGACAAGCTGGCCCCGATCGCGTGCGCCATCGGCCGCTGGTTCGGGGGCCGCTCCGGCGAGGCGACGCTGGTCTTCGAGAACATGGGTCCGGGCCTGACGTTCCACTCCGCCTGCAAGGACGTGGAGTACCGGCGCTACTACATCCGGAGGCGCGAGGACCAGCGCAACACCCGCATGACCGAGTTCGTCGGGGTGTTCGTGAACGGCAACGAGAAGGTGCGCCAGTGGGGCAACTTCCGCCGGATGTGGTCGGAGGGCCGCATGGTGATCCGCAGCCGCAAGGCGGTGGAGGAGTGCCGGAACATCGTCTACCTCCCGACGGGCGAGATCGCGCACGCCGGGACGAGGTCGGTGGACCCGTCGTCGGCCCGCGCCAACCACGGCGACCGGGCGAGCGCCTGCTGCTGCGCCGCCGTCGCGCTGGCCTCCGTAGCGAGGGGAGCGAGAACGCCGATGGAGGAATCGACCCCCGGACCGTTCCTTCTCCGCAGGATGGCGCACGAGAGGGAGCTGGCGGCGCGGGAGGCCGAAGACTGGTAGCACATGGATCACAAGCGTCTCTGCAATGCGATCGGATGGTCCCGCGGCGTCATGGAGCCATACCGGCGCAAGCGGATCGCGACGCTGCGCGTGATGTACGGGGCGCACTGGAACCAGGACGCCGTCCGCAAGCGCCAGCCGATGAACATGCTGGAGCTGACGCACCGCATCTGGCTGCGGAACCTCGTCGCCCGCAACCCGAGCGTCGTCGTCGGGGCGAGGAACACGTCGGTCAAGCCGCTGGCGAGGAACTTCTCGCTCGTGATGTCCGACGTCGTCCGCGAGATCGAGCTGAAGGACTCGCTGGCCGAGGTGGCGAGCGACGCGATCATGTCGTCGCTCGGGGTGATGAAGGTCGGGATCACGGAGAAGCGCCTAGGCGAGGCGGCCGGATACCGGCACGACGCGGGCTACCCGTTCGCCGACTCGGTCGACCTCGACGACCTCGTGCTCGACATGAGCGCGAACCGCTGGGAGGCGATGGACTTCGTCGGGAACCGCTACGTCCTCCCGTTCGACGAGGCCCGCGAGAGCAAGCTGTTCTCGAAGTCGATCAGGCCCAACCACGACCAGATGTCTCCCTACGACGAGAAGGGCAACGAGCAGGCGTTCGACATCCCCCGGATCGCGCAGGGATGGGACGACCAGCGCGAGGCGTTCGACAAGATCCGCCTGTGGGACGTGTGGGTTCCGCGCGACGGTGTGGTGCTGACCTACGTCTGTGCCGAGGACGGCCTTCCCGCTGGCGACCCGGTGCGCGAGGTTGACTGGGACGGCCCCGAGGTCGGTCCGTACCACTGCCTGACGTTCGGCAAGGGCAAGGGGCTCATGCGGCTCCCGCCGATCGCGAGCCTCCAAGACCTCAACGAAGCGCTGAACTCGACCTACCGGAAGCTGATGGCGCAGGCCGGACGGCAGAAGACCATCACCGTCACGAGGGCGGGTGCCGAAAAGGACGCCGATCGCATCACCAACGCCAACGACGGAGAGTCGCTCAGGGTCGACGACCCGGCGTCGACGAAAGAGATGAAGTTCGGAGGCGTCGAGCCAGCGACCCTGAACTTCGGGCTCGTCCTCGCAGACAAGTTCAGCTACATGGCCGGAAACCTCGACTCGCAGGGCGGCCTCGGGCAGGCCGGCGACACGCTCGGTCAGGAGGAGCTTCTCCGCGCGAGCGCCTCGCAGACGATCGAGGACATGCAGGCTTCGATGGTGTCGTTCACGAAGGGCGTCGTCGAGAGCCTCGCGTCGTGGGTCTACTACGACCCCGCGACGGTCTACAAGATCATGAAGCCGCTCGGGAACAGCGGCATCGAGATCCCCGTCGAGGTTCGCCCGAAGGACCGTTCCGAGTCGGCGTGGATGGAGATGAACCTCGACATCCGCCCGGTGTCGATGCAGGACCAGGGCAACTCGCAGCGTCTCCGCGCGCTCGTGAACGCATGGGAGAAGATCATCCTTCCGGGCGCCGCGTCGATCCAGCAGCAGGGCCTCATGGTGGACGTGAAGTCGATGCTGGACAACGTCGCCCAACTGAGCGGCACCGACGAGATCGGCGCGTTGTTGAAGCCGCTCCCGCAGAACCCGGCGATGCCGGGCTCCGAATCGCCGGTCGGATCGCCGGAAGGCGCTCCGGCGAAGCCGCCGGTGACGACGAGGAACTACGTTCGGAAGAGCGTCCCGACCGGAGGAACGCGCTCGGCGCGCGACAACGTGATGGGGCAGGTGCTCGCGGGCGGTTCTCCGACCCCGCAGCAGTCCGCGATGATGGCCCGTTGACCGGAAAGGAGGACCACATGAAGAAGCGACCGAAGAAGGGCGGAAAGAAGTGCTGATCCGGCGTTCGCCGATAAGCGAACCATGCCGCTGTACGCATACAGGGATCCGCAGGGAGCGCTCGTCGAGCTGTTCATGAGCGTCGCTGAGATGGAGCGCCGCCAAAAGGGCGGGTTCATCGTCCACGAAGGCGTCCGTCTCGAGCGGGACATGACGCCGGCGCGATCGCGCGGCAACGCCTTCTGCGGGGCGAAGTGGCCGATGGTCTCGGACGCGGCGGGATGCCACCCGGACGAGATCCCCGACGCGATGTCGCAGGCCCGCGCGAAGGGCTGCAACCTGAACTTCACGCCCGACGGTCGGGCGATCTTCGAGAGTCACGCACACCGGCGGAGCGCGCTCAGGGCGCTCGGCCTCACGGACAGGGCAGGATATGGCTGACGAACTGGACACGCTCCCCGACACGACCCCGACGAAGACCGACGCGCTCCTTCCGGAGAACGCCCCGACCAGCGCCGACAAGGCGATGGCCGAGTCGCTCGACTTCGACTCCCCCGGCAACGAGGAGTCGGAGGTGCCGGCGCAGGAGAACGACGTCCCCGAGGAGTCGTCCGCCGACATCGCGGCGCTCGTCGGTCGCGGGTTCACGGCCGAGGAGGCCGCGTCGATCGCGAAGGGCGGCTTCGCCCAGAAGATCATCAACAGCATCAAGCAGCCGGAACCGAAGGCTGCCGAAGCGGATTCCGGCGAACGGGTCGCCGACGAGCCGCACGGCCAGTCCGAGATCGCGGCTTTGAGGGCGCAGCTCCGCGCGCTGGAGGAGAGGGTCGGACGCAGTCCCGATGCGACCGACGACCTGATTCTCGCGGAGAAGGCGACGTCCGTGTTCGGCGAGGACCGCTGGGTCCAGCCGGACAGCGAGCACGCCCGCAACCGAATGCGGGTGAAGGACGCCGTCGCGACGCTCAGCGCCGGGCTCAAGGCGCAGGGCAAGGCGGTTCCGCCCGTAGCGGAGCTAGTCAGACGCGCTGTCCGCATGGAGTTCGGCGACGAGATCGCCGAGGCATCGCGGGCGCCCGTCGCAAACAGGCAAAAGCAGTTCATGAACCGACCGACGGCGCGGCCGTCTCGCGACGATGTTCCGGGCGACGAAAAGGCCCGACGTTTCGTCCGGGAGTTCGTGCGTACGAAGGGTTCGTGACCAACCAAACTGAAAGGGCATTGACATGCCGATTCTTCAAGCAGCAGACATCCCCGACCTCGTGCTCGGCACGCTGAACGACCTCGGCCGGGGCAAGTGGACCGACATCTCGTCGAGTCTCCAGGAGATGGTCGCCCTCCCGAACCTCCTCAACAAGCAGAAGGTCTCGTTCCAGGGCGGCAAGGGCATCCAGTACAACGTGATGGTCAAGCACGGCGGCGCGGCGCGCCAGACCGGGCTGTACGCGACCGACAACGTCAACGTCACCGACGTTATGAAGCAGGCGGAGTTGCCGTGGCGACACACCACGACCAACTGGGCCGTCGACATCAAGGAAATCTTGATGAACTCCGATTCCGAGGCGATCTTCGACCTCATCAAGACGCGGCGTGCGTCGGCGTGGGTCTCGCTCGGCGAGCACCTCGAACAGCAGTTCTGGTCCGCGGCGGCGAGCGCTACGGACGAGAACGTCTGGGGCGTCGGCAACTGGATCGTCTACGACAACTCGGCCTCCGACGGCACGGGCGCGTTCACGAGCGCGGTCCCCAGCGGCTTCACCACGGTCGGGGGCCTCAACCCGTCGATCTACACGCGGTGGCGCAACTGGTCGGCGCGGTACTCGACGATCGACAACACGTCGGCGGCGACGAACCTCATCACCCGGTGGCGCGAGGCGGCCGTGAAGTGCAACTTCAAGTCCTTGCCGCAGGCGGGCATGGTCCCGTACGCGACCGGCATGGACATGGGCTACTACACGAACTACGACGTCATCTCGGCGCTCGAGTACGCGCTCACCCAGCAGAACGACAACCTCGGCAACGACATCGCGTCGAAGGACGGCAGCGTCATGTTCCGGCGAATCCCGGTGACGTACGTCCCGTTCCTCGACACGAGCGCGGCCGACCCGGTGTTCGGCATCAACTGGAAGCACTTCCAGCCGTGCTTCCTCTCGGGCAACTACCTGCGCGAGACGAAGATCCCGAACACCCCCGGCCAGCACGACCTCATGTCGTTCTTCGTCGACCTCACCATGAATCTCCGCTGCACCGACCGGCGCTCGCAGTTCGTCCTCGCGACCGGCGCCTCGGCCATCAGCTACACCTTCTCGCCCACCACCGGAGACTGACCAGTCATGAGTTACCCCATCAAGCCGAACACGGCATCACTCATCTTCCCGACGGAGGGGCTCAATCCGGCGCACTACTTCACCGACGTCGACCACATGTTCGCGGTCGGCCTCACGGGCGACCCGTCGCTCGCGGCGAAGTACGTTCTCCGCCAGGAGAGCAGCACCAACGGCGGAACCGTCTCGATCCTCACCCAGACCGTCGACGGCCACCCCGGCATCGCGAACGTCGCGCCGGGCTCCGCTGCCGGCGGCCGCATCCAGATGGAAAGCGCGAGCTTCCTCTGTGCGGCCGACAACCCGATCCGCATGGAGGCGTACTGCTCCTTCGTGACGGCGGGCGTCTACATCATCGGCTGGGCCGAGCTTCGCGCGACCAACGCGACCGTCGCGACCTCGTCCGGGTTCACGGCGACCGTCCACGGCGCCGCGGCCCTGATCCAGACCGACGACAAGATGGACGTCATCGCGCTCGGAGCGGGCGACACGGCCTCGACCAACCTCACCGACCAGTACACGTTCACCGCTGGCAACTGGTATCGGATCGGCGTCGAGACCTACCCGACCTTCTCCAACATCTACGTCGATGGCCGCAAGGTCTCGACGATCACTCACACCTCGCTGGCGGCGCTCCCCTGCACGCCGGTCGTCGGATGCGTGACGTCGGGCACGACCAAGATCCTGTCGGTGGACTACATCGGCACCGCGACCTTCGTCGGCTGATATTCCCCTCTCCCCCTGCCACGGACGGCAGGCCCACAAAGCCTGCCGTCCGATTCACATGCCCCACGACCGATACGAATGGAGAGTCTTCGGCGGCGACTCGTTCTCCCTCACGATCATCGTGGAGGACGCGGACGGCGTCGCGCAGGATCTCTCCGCGTACGCAGCGACCGCCGAGTTCCGCCGCCACGAGGACTCGTCGGGCAGCCAGCTACTCGCCCTGTCGGAGGGGAGCGGCCTGACCGTGACCGACGCGACCGGGACGATCGCGATGCAGGTCACGAAGACCCAGATGGGCACGCTGTTCACGGACGCCGGCGGCACGGTCGGGCGCGACCTCTCGGTCGTGTTCGACGTGTGCCTGTCGACGTCAGACCTCATGCACACGATCCTTCCGGGTCGCGTGTTCATCCTTGCCGACGCGGAGCGCTGATATGGCCGAGTTCGTCGTTCGAGTCGGAGTCCCCGGTCTGCAAGGCCCGCCAGGCGTGGGCGGCGCAGGCGGACTGCTCGCGTCGAACAACCTGAGCGACGTCGCGAATGCCTCGACGTCCCGCACGAACCTCGGCCTCGCGATCGGTACGAACGTCCAAGCCCACGACGCGACGCTGGCCGCCTTGGCCGGTCTTGACGGAACCGCAGGTCTCGTCGAGCAGACCGGG